TGTATACGCTTCTTACAAAATGTTCATAAGGAACAGCGTCCCACAAGGTTGCTCGAACCATTTCACCTTCTTTAGCTGACTGAGTACCTTTGATTGCTTTAGTTAGAATACCGTTCCCGGTTTTCCTATCAAGCGGCTTACCACTTGAATCAGCAACAAGAAGTTCACCGTCAAACACAATATCAATGCCATAAACATTGGCCAACCTAATAAACGCTTCGCCAAAAATATCTGACGCAATATCCAGTTGTCTTCCATTACGACTCCTAAATTCTACTTTACCGTTACGGACGATGGCGTTGAAGCGCATGCCATCCAACTTAAGCTGGACATATGCTGGGAATCCGATCTTGTCGACGAGTTTCTGGTCGAATCCAGAAGCCAACATGACGGGATACGTCTTGATAAGTCCTGGCCAGACTTTATTAATGGTTGGTTCGCCGACTCCACAACGAAGGTCTTGTTTGATGATCCTTTCAATAACGCTGGCATCTTGTGCATCAAGTGACTCCAAAATAAATTTCAAATGTTCAATTGCAGCATTACCAGTCTTGTTACGAGTGGCGAATTGCTGCTCAAGTTCTTGCATAGCCCAAGGTAGTGCTGCCTTAGCCTCAGCTTTGTCAACAATATAATTTGGGATTTTGCGAATGTAATAACTAATCATAGGATCATATGCTAGACGAAATGTATTTTTCAATACATCGTTACCAGCATGTTGCCGAAGAATTGCTTCTTTGGCTAAACGGGAATTGTCTGCAGCAAGAGCTTCAAGAATATCAAATACGTTCATCATATTACCTATCAAGAATAAATTACGTTAGCTTGGCGGTCATTCTTAAGTTTGCGCTTGTACGAAGTCTTATTCTCAACTACTCGAGGACGATACTTCGGCGTACGAAGATCTTTTGCTACAGGGTTACGGCGCTTTTCGGTTTTCATTTGATTCTCCACTATTTCATTATTATATAGTAAAAAGATATCCGTGTCAACCGAAGGGTTATTCAAAATCTGCTTATAATTTAAGCATGAAATGGTTGTATCTCAGCATTTATGGAAAAAGAAATAGATTTGTAATCATGAGGTCGAATCATAACTGCATTTTTAGCGTTTTCTATTTTAGAAAAATCATCATAAACACCTACGATTTCATTTTTCCTGACACGATTAATCTTATCATGCCATCTTGCTTCAAGAATGTATACTGTTTTCATAAGTTTAATAAGGTAATAGAGCCAGCGCGATTGTCAATTGTAATACCTGTAGTATCATCATTCACTACCTCAATGTCTATTTGAAAAGGAGTTTGAAAACCTGTTATCGAATTATTCCCCGTTATTACTAATGGTGAAATTTGAGATATAGATAATGGTGCTAAATTCGCAGTTGTCAATCCATACATTGGGGTTAATGCACCACTATTATTGCCATTGCCAACATACGAAGTAAGTGTTGTTTGATTTTTAGTTAATACTTGTTCTATCTCATATGGAGTATGACCAAGTGTCTGTAAAAAAACTCTAAACTTTTTTACTATATTGTCAAGATCAGTATTTGTAGATATGTTGACAACATCTCTCGTATTGGAAGAAACAGAAACATATGAGAATGTTACTGTATCCATTATGCTGCTCTGTCCATCGTTGTCGTGCTGGTGATGGTTTCATACAATACTTCAAATTCTTCGTGTTCTTCTACCTCACTATTAAAATTTTGCTTGTGATAGGTTTTTGCCATACGACGAAAAGTCTTCTTTGACAAGTTTTGCTCATCACAAATATTCTTAATTGCTTCACGAATAAAGTCTCGCTCGGCATCAATACGAGTCATTGATGCACTAATTTCTTTCATACAATCTAAAATTGCTTTACGATCTGCTGGACTGCTGGGTACGGTCATAATATTATCTCCTCATAGAAGCGAATTCTTTCGCTTGTGATTCACTAAAGACAGGTTGCAGACAAGACTTGTGCACAATAGATACACCTAATACCTTGTCACCAGTATATACCGGATTTTCTTTTTTGGCACCAACACCTGCACCCGAGTCATGACTTGGAATAAAACGAGTCTCACGACCAGGCGGCGGACCTAACTTAGGCATTGGTCTTGTTAAAGACCTAGGCGCAGTTACTTTTCGTTGTGTCTTATTGATGCTGGACAATTTCTGTTCCCATTCTGCTTGAAGTTCAAGATCACGTTTTTTAGCTTCGGCGGAGGCATACTTGACCTTGCGCTTTTTGCTATTACCAATATTGTTTAACCAAGGGCCAACTAAAGACATAAACACCTCACTGTAGAATAATCATATTATATAGGTATTAGTTACGCTTGTCAAATGCTCGATATTTCCAATAATGAACAGTTCGAGAATCGTATACTGGGTCTTTTGGAACGTTTGGATCAACGGACCATTTTATAATAGGTTCAGGAATGTCCCTTTTAGGTTTAAAGAAAAAATTCTTTATTCTTTCAAAGGGACTTTGGCTTTTTTTGGCTTCTTTTCTTCCTTGATTTGAGGAGGAAGAAAATTTGGAAATGCCTGATCGACCAATTCATGTGTCACAGACTTGTATTTGCTTTGTAGTGTCTTATCTTTTGCCAGGCAGACTAACTCTGCCTCTTTCCAATGCATACCTTCAAGCATTTGAATGAACAAAGATTCTTTTCTAATTTTAGTAATGTTCTTTGTTGGATCAAGCCAAATATAAAAACGTCTAAATTCAACGAACAAATTAGATTCAGAATACCCTTCAGGTAAATTGATATCCTTTCTAAAAGGAGGCTCACCTGGAGGCAGGTCCATTTTAATAGCGGGATCAAAATTTATTTTAAGAATGCCTCTTAAAACAGCATGATCATAAGAACGTAATACTTTAATCTTATTTTCTTTACTGGTTTGTTTTTCTACTTCTTCAAGGACTTGTGGAACAGATGTCTTCATTAAAATTCCTCTATAACTTCAAGCATATTCTTCATTTTATTCTCAATGAAATAATTAAGAAGTTTGCTACGATCTTTGTTTGGTTGTGATACGAAGTTATTTATCACTTGTTGTCTTAGCGATTCTGGAATTTGTGTAAAGTCAACAAGCATTTTGTTTCGTTTAAATCTTGTAACAAATTCATCGTCATTAGGCATTCTTGTTGGATCATTCAACCATTCTTCTAATTTCTTTGTTGAGATTGCTTTTTGACGTTCTCCTTTGACGAGGCAGTCATCAGGCGAGAGTACGTTAGGGATTCCGTCTCCTTTATCCCCGCGGATAGTATGTTCCAATACATATCTCTGCGGCGTCGTGTCAGCATTGACATGTTTTTTCTGAATTGGCGAGAACTGTTTGACATTTCTAAACCTCTGTAACTGTATAAAGTCGTGATCACCGGATACAATCATAAAGGGTTTTGGATCACCATCAGCAAATGGTGAAGCATTCATCAAATCATTAGTCTGAGACCACTCTGCCAAAATAGCAATGACATCATCTGCCTCGGAACCATCAACATTGATCACTTTGTATGGAAAATATTTGTCAAGTTCGTCACGAATCATGCTTAGTGTTTCAAAAATCAATCTCCAATCGAAACCTGACTCCTCTCTTGCTTTCTTTCTTCCGGCTTTGTACAATGGAAAGACATCTCTGCGCCAATAATTGCGAGAATCGCATGCAATTACCAGATCTCCATAGGTTTTGCCGAATTTCTGCTTATAACCTCGCAAAGAATTCACAATCATATGACGTAAAAGTCCAACATTGATCTCTACGTCGGTTCTACCGCCAATTTCTGCCATAAAATTAGAAATAGCGGTCTGATTATAGTCAACGACAATCATTTTACTGCCTTTAGAATGATAATTTCACTATTTAGACGTCCATTTACGTCTTGTTTCTTGGTTTTGATGCTTTCCATAAATTTTCTCAGCTGCACTTTACCCGCTGACAACAATTCTTGAAGCTGATCTGCTGGTTTTCTCAAGGTTTTCTGTTCTGACATCTCGGGATCATAATTCTGCAACGAAGATCCCTTCACCTGAATGCCCTGCGATGAATCAGTGCGATATAAACTCAATTTTTTCTGCTTAGTATTGTATAACCACACCGACTGAGCACCAACAATCTCGACAGGATTGACCGAGGACACATTCAATTCATCATCTTTGATCTTGTACTTTAGATTTTTTGTCTGTTGTACTGGTGTTTTTTGTCTCACTGTACGAGGTTTGCGATTTGCCTTCTTAAATGCACCGTATTTTTCGCAATCTTGAATCAATGCAACGAAAAATTTAGCAACGTTCTTCTTACTAGTCTTGGTGTAATGAGAATACGCCTCATTCAACTGCGCATCTTTACCTTCTACAATCTCAATCCATTCACGAAGTTTATTCTTAGCCCATTCCTGAATACGAGTTACATACACCTGGGGGATTTCTTTCGCTTTCATGTCTGCTTCAAGCGAAAATTCTGTTCCATTTGAAATGTATTCGTCATAAGCGCCTTCCAAGGTGCCAATGTAATTGGTAATTTTGTCATTCAAATGATTTTGAATAGACGGCTTGTTAGAAACTATAACGGTTTTTGCCACAGCCGGAGTATTTACTGTTTTTAGAATCGTAAAAATATAGTT